TGTGAACACATTAAAACTATTGTACAAAGGCGAAGATCCGTCCCTAGAGCTTTCCGATACCATAGCCGCTCTTAGAAAAAATGATCAATGCGTTCAGTTGGCTGGTACTTTTGCTAATTTTAAAGGAAGCGAAAATCAATACCTCCAATTTACAAATGCCGGATGCGTTTTATATGATAAAAATAAAATTGAGTTCGGTACAAATGGATATATGAGAGCGTCCATTGAATCCAACGGTGACGCAAAGTTCGGAAATATCTATTCCAATGGATCTCTTGTGACCTCCGACCGAAAAAAGAAAACCGGAGTAAAAAAGCTGTCCGGAACCTTCTTAGAGAAAGTGAGAGGTTCAGCGGTGTACCGTTATCGGCTGAAACAAGACATGATCCCAGAGGAGAACGCGAAAAATTTAAAAAGAAAATCAGTCGGCACAAAAAACGAATCAGTAGGTTTGATGTACGATGAAGCCCCGGAAGAAATTCGCCGGGAAACTGAAAGCGGAGATAAGGCTATCGATCTCTACGGAATGGTTTCTGTCCTTTGGAAAGCGGTTCAGGAATTGTCCGACAAGGTTGATAGTCTTCAACAAAAGCAGGAGGTGTAATTTTGGTCTACAAAGAAATAGAGATTGACAGCACATGGCAGCAGCCCCTTGGAGAAATCCGGGTAATTCAGGAGGAAGCGGACGGCAGAGAGTTAAGAATTTATCTCTATGATAATGGTTCTCCTCTTGATTTAACCGGGAAAACGGTATCCGTGTACATACAGAAGCCGGACAACACCATGATCTATAATTCCTGCGAGGTGGAAGGAAACCAAGCGACCGTAACCTTCACCCTTCAAATGATGGCGGTATCCGGCCTTACCAAGCTGTGCGAGCTTCAAATCATTGACACAGACAACCATACCTTAAAGGTAACCCTTCCCCCTCTGCGCATTATCAAGAGCAATTATGACGGCGCGATCGAGAGCACAGACGAATTTTCCAGGCTGGCGGAAACTCTCAACGAAGCGAACAACGCCACAGGAATCGCCAGTGAAGCCGCAGACAAGGCCAATGAAGCAGCTCAGTCAGCGAACACGGCGGCTCAGGCGGCAAATACTGCGGCACAATCTGCTAATACCGCAGCCGACGCCGCAACTTCAGCAGCGGAATCCGCAAATTCACAGGCACAGGCGGCCCAAACGCAGGCGGCCTATGCGAAAACCCAAGGCGACTACGCTAAAACCCAGGGGGAAAACGCGGAAGAAATCTATAACCAGTTAAAGGACATTGACGTGGCTTCTCTCCAAGCCGATCTGGACGCGTTGGAAGCAAGCAAAGGGCAGCCTAACGGCCTTGCAACCCTAAACAGTTCCGGCAAGCTGGCTCAAATGCCGTCTGCCTCTGATGTGGGAGCCTTACCAATTACCGGCGGAGAAATGCAGGGAGCATTAAAGCTGAAGGCCAATCAGTACGGCGGCAGCGGACCAGCGGACGAAAAATACGCATTAGACTGCCAAAATTCTAATATCGTTAATGTAAATCGTATCTTGACTGCCGACCCAGCGGGAAGCGCAAGCGAGGGGTGGGGCTTTCAAAGAGAAGATGATCCAGAGGCCTATGACGTTATTTGGGCTTCAAACGGTACCCTGTATTTTACCCCGGGCTTTAAATATAACACGCCTCCTTATCCAGCCAATCAAAGGGTTTTAGCCACAACAGATAATATCGCTTTAACGAATTATCTGCGGCAGGAATACAATAAGCTGAAAGAATCCGAGGGCACCCCTACTCTGAACGATATCATAAATGGATTTGGCTTTTGTTACAGTGATTCAAGTGACGGCGCTGCTCTTAATGGTGTATATCTCACAGTTTCCGGAATGCTTGATAATAAATACCGCTTGCAGCTTTTAGGCCAGTATAACGGGAGCAATTGGCTGGCCTATCGAACCAGGAACGGAGATGAGCAGAGCTGGAATCCCTGGCACAAGGTTTTGACCGACAACATCAACGCAGCAATCAGCGCCAGACATCAATATACCTCCTCAAGTTATCCTCAAATTTACGGAAATGGAATTTTACAGTTGGGCGGTGATTCCAGAAATGAATATGGCGTTATTTTGCGAAGCAACGGCACAGACGAAGCAAATGCTTTTCGGCCTTCTGTTAACGCCGGCACAACAGGCCATTTGTATTTAGGGGTTGCCAACCAGAAATGGCGCGCTGTTTTCGCCCAGAACGGCACTATTCAAACCTCCGACCGAAACGCCAAGCACGATATCACAGATCTTGACCCGGAAAAAATAACGGCGTTTATTATGGGGCTGAAGCCAAGCTCCTATGTGTTTAACGACGCTGACAGCGGCAGAACCCACTGGGGCTTGATCTCGCAGGATATTGAGGAGCTGTTCCCTCAGCTTGGAATGACAAGCATGGATTTCGCCGGATTCATCAAATCCCCAAAAACGGAGGATTATTACGAGGACGTTCCCGAGACTGTCACAGACGAGGAAACCGGAGAGGAAAAAACTGTAACACGGAAAGAATTAAAAACCCGGACCGTCGAAGGAGAATATATCTACTCCCTTCGCTATGATGAATTTATTGCCCCTTTAATCTGCATGGTGCAGAAGCAGCAAAAGCAAATTGAGAATTTAGAGCGGCGTTTATCCGCTTTAGAAAACAAGGAGGAAGCAAAATGACAGAGCAAGTAAAGAAAGAAATCATTAAAGCCTACGCTTACGGGAAAACGCCTCAGGAAGCCGCTGCGGCTATGGGTGTCTCACTGGAGGACGCCAAAAGGCTCCAGGAGGAAAACGCTGAAGCGATTGAGGAAAGGAAAAGCCAGCTTGAAAGCGGCGGGTGGTTAAAATGATTATCGGCATTGACGTATCTACCTGGCAGGGAAAAATCGATTGGAATCAAGTGAAAAACAGCGATGTAAAATTCGCCATTCTCCGTTCCTCTTTCGGTTCTCCGGATCCTTCTCAGGTGGACAATCAGTTTGAAAACAATTACAAGGGAGCCAAAGCCGCCGGGATCCCAGTAGGCGCTTACCACTACGGCTATGCGGTTTCCGAGGCTGAGGCGCGCCAGGAGGCTAAGTTCTTCCTGGACACCATTAAGGGCAAGCAATTCGAATATCCCGTCTATTACGACGTAGAGGACAATGGGACGATGGGCACGCTTTCCCGGCAGGCGTTGACCAATGTAATTAAAGCTTTCTGCTCTGAGGTTGAAAAGGCCGGGTATTATGTGGGCGTTTATGCCTCCCTCAGCTGGCTTGACAGCAAATTCTATCCTGACCAGCTTCCCTATGATATCTGGGCTGCCCAGTATTTTACTGAGTGCCAGTATTCCGGCCAATATGGCATGTGGCAGTACACCAGCTCCGGCAGCGTTCCCGGAATCCAGGGCGGCGTGGATATGAATGAGTGCTATCAGGATTATCCTAAGGCCATCAAGGAGAAGGGCCTTAATGGTTTTGATAAGCCAACTCCAGCACCCGAGCCCGAGCCGGCGAAAACGGCAGATGTATATTACCGGGTAAGAACCAAGGCGGACGGCTGGCTTCCCGAGGTGAAAAACCTTGAGGATTACGCGGGATTTACCGGAGCCGTCACTGATGTCGCTGTTCGTGTTTCCGCTGGTTCCGTAAAGTACCGGGTACATATTAAGGGCGGCAGCTGGCTTCCCTATGTAACCGGCTGCAGCATCAACGACGCTGTAAACGGCTATGCGGGAAACGGTTTGGAGATTGACGCTGTTGAAGTGTATTATTACACCCCGGACAGCATCAGGCCGTATAAGAAAGCCAAATACCGGGTCGCTCCTGTGGGCGGAAGCTATTATCCCTGGCAGTATGACAATGAAACCGGAAACGGCCAGGACGGCTACGCGGGCGCTTTCGGAAACGCCATCGGAAAGCTTCAGATTGTAATCGAGTAAGGAGGGATTATCATGGCGCCGGAAAAGTGCGTTGCGGATCCCTCCCGGGACTGCCTAGGGCTGGCAAAAGCGGAGATGCTGGAAAAGCAGATCGCGGAATACCGCCAGCAATCCAGAGAAACCCACTCGGAGCTTTACACCAGGATCACAGCTCTGGAAAAATCAGACGCGAAACGGGACGAGCAGTACGGCAAGATCCTGGACAAGCTCAACGACATGCAGGCGGATATTAACAAGGCTCTTTTATCCATCGCGGAGTTTAAGGAGAAATCCGGAAAACGCTGGGACAAGATTGTGGATAAGATTCTCCTTTTGGTTATTACGGCCTGCGTCGGATATATCTTAATCAAATTCGGACTGCCCGTATAATAAGGAGGATTTTTTATGAAAGCAATGCTGTCACAGCCTATGGCTGGTAAAACCGATGAAGAAATTATTGCAACAAGAGAAAAAGCTATCAAAGATCTCGAAGCAAAGGGATATGAGATTGTAAACACTCTTTTTACAGACGTGTGGTACAGCAATGAATCCATGAAAGCAAGAGGTGTTGTTCAGATTCCACTGTGTTTCCTTGCCAAATCTCTTGAAAATATGTCTTTATGCCATGCTGCATATTTTTGTAAAGGCTGGAAAAAAGCCCGCGGCTGCAAGATTGAACATGACGCAGCTATTGCTTATGGCCTTGATATCATTTATGAGGATTAATCGGAGGAGGAACTGAAATGAAAATCAACTGGAAGGTACGGTTTAAAAACCCTGTGTTCTGGTTCAATCTGGCAGCGTCCATTTTTCTGCCCATGCTGGCATGCCTAGGCTTCAACTGGGAAGACATGACAAGCTGGCAGGCTGTAGGGAACGTGCTCTTACAGGCCGTCCAGAGCCCTGTAATCGTGGTGTCGGTTCTGGTATCCGTATGGAACCTGTTAAACGACCCCACCACAAGCGGCCTAAGCGATTCCAGCCAGGCGCTTTCTTATACCGAACCTAAGAAAAGCGAATAATAGAAAGACAGCCCCCGGGAATTTTCCTGGGGGCTTATATTATTAATTATGGTCTCTTTTGCGGTATTAAACGCTTATATCCATTAGAAGACCTCAAAAACAGCCTTTTTTGTGCGGTTAATTTCTGCTGCGGGGATTCAAGTCGCGTAAAACGCTACACGATCAATCACATGATGAACCTTCTCCCGCTTAACGCCGGCGGAATATAAAAGCGCGTTTTGCTTACAACCGCCGCTTGCCTGGCGCGGGGTATAAATCCAGGCTTGAGCAGGATATCTCTATTGAGGTCGGAAATGGCACCCGACACACTCTGAAAAGAGTACCTGAGATGCAAGAGTGCCGCCTTGCCAATAGTGTATCGGGGCCTATTGTGCTTTCGAGCCTTTAGGTCCCTAGACCTAACAAAAATTTGTTAAGTGAACTCTTTTTCATTATATAACTCCGCCCTCCTTTCCGTTTTCGGTGGAAGGGC